TAAAGAGACATCTCATCTTTCTTTGCTTCCCACATTGCCTGAGCTGCACACTGATCACACTTAAGCCATTCAGCCATCACAGGTTGCCACCCTCAATCATTTCTGAAAGACGGTCAAGGATCCAAGAGTCAATGTCAGCAATATCAATCTCTGCTAACTTTTCCATTAGTTCTTCACGAGCAAACTTATACCCGTCTTGAAATCCATCTTTGTAATCTGACATTACTTCTCCCTGTATCCTGTCGCTTCTCTGTCTGACCAGTATGATTCTTTTAAATTATACTTATCACGAATGCGACTAACTTTCTCAATACTACCAGTTCCAATGTTGAATGTCAATGGCGGCATAAATTCAGGGTCGAGCCCTGTGATTTGTGCATCCCAATAAGCCATCTCAAGAGATAGCCTATCGGGAGCGGTCAACTCAAAGTACATTAGTTCTCACGCACATTACATACTTCTTGGTCATTGATTTCAATGTTACCGTGATGTGAATCAGCAAAGATTGCATCTGTAATTTCTGATTCAAGGTCCATATCATAATCATTCTCAAGAATGTTGAAAGAATATGTTCCGCTAACTTCAATAGATGCAGACCATTCAACTTCCTTGATTAGTTCAATGCCAAGCGCTTCAGCAATTTCACGCAAGGTATCTTGGTCTTGTGAGTCTGCATATGCCTCGCAGATAATTTCTTTAGCCGAATCAATCTTGCCTTGGAGAACTGCATTGTGCTTCTGTGCCTGACGTCCATTGTGTAAGTCCCATTCAAGACTTGTAACTTTATCAGTTGCATATTCTGCATCTGAGAATCCACGGATAACTTTGTAGGTTACCAATAGATTAGAGTTATATGACTCAGGGATTGGTGTTGTTGTTGGTTCCATTTTTTCCTCTTTCGTTTGGGTTATAGGAGCAATTGTAGCATTGACCACTGACAATAAGACTGGCTTACGGCCACAAGGACAAGTGATTTCAGTCACACCCGACGGGAATCCAAATCCGTCAGATGATGTTAGTTCTATTAATACATCGCATTCGTCTGGGTCACAGGCAAATGTATACTTAGTTGATACTAGTTCGTTGGTCATGATGAGAATTATACACGAGCCCACTGACATTTACAATAGCTTTCAGGGATTTTTTTTGTGATTCGTAACACACTTTTTGATCCCTTACCTTTGGGGGCGCTTTGCGATCTGTAACGGACTTGAACCGTCGACCTCTACCGTGACAGGGTAGCGCTCTAACCAACTGAGCTAACAGACCAAGAAAAAATTGTGAGCAGTTTTAAATCTTGCTCAGGATTTTTATTTAGTTTTTTAGAAAGTTGCAACCATACGATACAACTTATTTTTTTCTGCGGTTAGAACTGGGTCGAACCCTGATGCACCCGCCATAAGTGTTTCGCCATTGCCACGACCTGAACGATAATAATCAAGGCGCTCAGTTAGTGCATTGAACGCACCCCACTTAGTTCCCTTGATTGTAGCGTTAGTTGGTGAGTTATGATAAAGGTCATCAATTAGAACGACCTTATTTTCCCACTTCTTGATTGCACCCTTAGCATCTTTTTCAGGCTTAGGATAGATTGTCTGAATCAACTTAGAGAATTCAGCATCAGTAATTGCTTGAGCATAAAGTGCTTTTGCTTGAACTTCGAACTCATCGAAATAGCCAAGCGCCATTCCAAGAGTTTCACGAGCAACCTGAATGCGACCTTCAACAGATTGCGTGTGGCGAATCTTGAAAGATTGCTTAGCATTCTTCATTGCAAGGTTTAGTGTGTTTTGGCATACAACACGAACGGGTGTAACGGCTGCCTGAACAGCAACAGAACCATCGTGTGATGTCCATACAATTAGATAGAGTTTAGTTTGGTCATTAGCACCTTGTGGGTCTAATACCATTGTGCGGGGAATGTCTACAGTTCCGAAAACTACTTTACCCTTTTTCAATGAGCCAGCAGATTCCCAACGGCAATCAGCATTAGCATCGTGAATTGCATCAGCGAATGCAAATAATTCTTCATTCTGCACAGGCTTGTAACGCTTGCCGACAGTTGCGAGAACATCTACGCCCTTATTGAATGGGTTATCACGAATGACAAGAGATGCGGTAGAAACATCATTCCAAGATTCTGGAATGTGCTCAGTGATTGGAGATAAACGAACATTCCAATTTGCTAACTTTGCCTCTTCAAGCATTGTAGCGGTTGTAACTTCCTCATCTTGTGTAAAGATTCGGTTAGCGAGATTGTGCCAAGCAGGAGCACCACGAAGTGCAAATGCAACTTCGCCATTTTCCATTTCTAGATTATGAGCCATTTTTATTTCCTTTCGTTTGATTAGTCATAAGTATAACATCTGCCACTGACATTGTCTAGGTTAGTTAGTCATTTGTCCGAATTGTGCGGTGTGATCATTCTCACAAACTTTCAGGGTTATCCACAAGCACTCGTAAACCTGTGGATAACCCCCCAAAAGCGGGGGCCGAGCTGGAGATTAAATCCCCACCTCTACCTTTTTAGCATTGCTAATTAGATTTTTATTAAACTCAACTGTGCTCTCATCAAGAAACATCGCAGTTGTTTTCTTTTTCTTTACGTTATCAAAAACATAAGCATTTATTTTTCCGCTAAAGTTTCTGATGTTACTGAATACTAATTCAGTTAGATACTCTTTATCAACACCTTGATCCGAATAAATCGTGATGTCATTTGCTTTGTTAGCATCGTAGATTTCTACTCTGAAACGATTTGCCATTGTATTACCTTTGTTAGTAGTTTCCCGAAGGAGAGCAGTTTGGCAACTTACTCAGGTTGTTTGGGTTTAGGTGTCTAGACTTTGTGTGCTAACCCCCCAAAACCTATTTAGAGATACTTAGCAATCTGCTTCATTGTAGAAGCATTTACTGTTTCCTCATCTGTCATTTTGAGAATTGTGAGAGCATTGGTGATGTCCTCTTTCATCTCACGATAACTGTGCTGATGGATAACCTCAAAATCCTTTTCAGGTTCTGATGGAAAAGTTCCCTCTTTTGTGATGATGTCAAAATCAACATTGAGAGTGTTGTTCCAAGAGCGATAGTTTGTGCGTAGGTTTTCAGACTTTGAGAAGTTGGCAATAGCCCACTTACCAATTTCCTTTTTCCACGCTTCGTGTGCCTTTTGGAACTTTGCTTCATTTGCTGTTTGACTAGCGTAGTCTTTTTCTAGTGTTGCTAGACGAGTTTCTAGTGCCTTGATTACCTTTGGTGTTGCCACCTTTACTGTTATTGCTCTGCTCATTTTGTATTACCTTTCGTTGGTTGTTGTTATGGATAGTATAGCAGGGGGGTCTGACATTTCCCCCGAAGGGGGGAGAGTTCTTACTTACGACATTGGACTAGATACTCTCCTAAACTGTCCCTGTTTCGTGGCTTAGCACCCGATTATGGTGTATGCCTCCGTCTTATTAGCCAAGTAGTGTCTTGGCTGATACTGAAGTCCAGCGAGTTTCCTTGCTAGGTAGTTCCAGTAGCACACGCACCGAGCCAGATGCCTGTGGGTGTATCTCTTTGATAACACCTGTCTTTTTTGACTTTAGGCTGGTGAATAAATCGCCGACCTGATAGAGTTTTCCTTCTATTGTCATTTTTGCCTCTTTTCTTTGTTAGGTAGTATTGTAGCATTGGGGTCTGACATTAGTCTAGCCCTATCTCATTATTTGAGAAAGTTATTGTGTGATGCTAATCACTTTCTTGTAGCCAAGCGTGTAAGTGGTGTTGGTCAATTATTGCGTGAGCGGGGGCAAACTTATCTCCTCGATAAGATACGCCTTCAGGCATTTCGATCAGTTTATCGCTATCGCCATCCCACCAAGCATCGATAGCATCGATACACGGCTTCACCATAGAATAAGGAACGGGCGGGTAATGATTACTTTGTAAGTGAATAGCAATACCTTGTTCTAAATCTAAGTCTGCTAAATCTAACGCTGTATTGTATCCCATTAGTTAGCCACCTTTAGAATTGCGTAAGAGCCATTTTCATTTATTTGGTCAATTACTGGTTGAATAGCAGATACCAATAAATCTTTTAGCATTGACTCTAGCATTGTAATTTGTGATTGTTCATCTAAGTTTAGAAATTGTTTTGCGATAGGGTGTGTTTCGTCAAACTCAGTTACGAATTTGAGTGAGTGTTCTACTGGTGTCATTTGTTACCTTTCGTTGTTGGATAAGAGTATTATAGCATTTGCCACTGACATTACCTAATCCATTATGGGCGTGTCGCAGCTTTTGTGATAATACTCACAATTCCAGGGGTTGTGGATAACTCCCGTAAGCCTGTGGATAACCCCCCACAATATTGCGGGCCAGCTTGACTTTGTCAAGCCGACACGCCGTTACCAACGATTAGGTAAATCTTCTATTCCATCATTATCATCATCAAATTTTGCACCATTCCACATGTACACTGCTAGCACAATTGGTGAGCACAAGAATGCAATTAATCCAATTCCAAGAATGGATCCGATAACGTCATACATTATTTTTTACTCGCAGAAAATCTAATATCCGCTTTACCGTATACACATAGGCCACAAGATACGCAGGCGGACCCATTGCTAGAGATAAGTGGAATACTCTTCATATTCTCAGGACACTTAGCACCAGGCTTACCAGTCAACTCTTTCATTGTGTCTTCGGTTGCAGCGAATGTCTTGCCTAGGTAAGCAAGGCGGACCTTAGAATTAGTTTTCAAATCGAATGCTATTTCTTTATTTTCATCGTCGGTGGAATAGTAAAGAGATAGATTAGATACATCCTTTAGAATAAGCGCTGCAGACTTTACACGTGTGTAAACCCAAAATTGCACATCGGGATGATTTTCAATAATTACTTTCCAGGCATAGGTATAAGTATCATTGAAGAAATCGCCGTCCCAGTGGATACGGAATAATTTAGGAGCGTCTTTCTTTTCACAATCAGCAATAAATTCAACAATCATCTCATCCAATAGAATAAGCATTGTATCCATATCCGCATTACGCAGAAGATCCCAATTGTGTAGCAGATTAGTTTTTACTCCTGGGAATAACTTTTCAAGTTTTCCTGCGTAGCAAACACTCTCACAAATACTAGTGGCACCAGGGCATGAATAATTCTTTCCTGCAGGTAATCCGAACGTGTTCGCAATTGCGGCTTGCTTTCCATTTTTTGTGACAAGGTTAGCCACCTTTCTATCGTTAGAGCGTTTTAGTTTCATTGGACCTCAATCGTTGGTTGAATGGCAAGTATAGCAGAATGGACCGACATATTCCAATCCTGGCCCAGCTTTCCAGGGTGATTTTGATCACACCCGTAACGACACGCCCGACCCCGTGCCTTTGCGGGCCAAGCTGCGGGCTATTGATCAAATTTATTTTTATGTTTTATTTTGCGTGTGTATTTTTTTTTATTGCGAACAGGTTGCGCCGCATTACTGCGACGCAATTCCTGAATTCGCTTTACTTTATCTTGAAGTGAATTTAGGAACATTGTATCCACTCGCTTCGTGAAATCGTGTTACATCAAATCGCTCATTATCTTTCGCAAACATTTCCGCAAAATCATTTACGATTTTAGAAAATAAAGCAGGGTGCGTTTTATCACTAGCATACTTTAGAATTTCTGCGGTTGCGACATAATCTTTACGAGTCATCATTTTGCTACCACCATTCCGCTACGATAGAAAACTTTTGTGTAGCATTTCAATTCGGGAGTGTAAATATTTACAGTTGAGAATTCATCAGCAAATCCCCAATCGGTGAATTTGAAAAACGCTGACCACGCTTCCATTTCATCATAGTAATCGCCCTGCCAGTGTGGAGCATTGTTATCATAAGATAAAGTAATCTTATACATTAGCAACCTCTTTCCATTCGAAACAATAAGAGTCTGAAACAAAAGTGTTTTTCACAACGCTATCAAATAAAGATAACGCTTGATTTTCGTCCTCTGCGTCTATGTCTAGCCAAACGCCAAATGTGTATTTATTCATTAGTCATTTTCTCCATTCAAAAATAGTGAGCCGTCATCTACACAATCGCAAGGTTCGACATCAAAATTATTGTCATCTCCCCAAAAAATAAAACCTGCTCCATTACATTCATCACAAGCAACCGCAATGATTTCTTTTAGATTTCCCATTTATTCAAACGCTCCTTCATTTAGTAATCCGATTTCAATGTTAAATAATTCATCTGGTGTTGCTTCGGATAAATCTACCCAGCCAGCACCTTCATCATCTATTCTAAAAATCTCAATGTATCCCATTAGTTTTCACACTCGCATTCTTTATCATAATCAAATTCGCAATAGTAGCAACCCATTTGCTCGCCGTGTGCTTTACACACATAAACAAATTGGATTTCATCACAATGAAGTTTCATTTCATCTAAAATAAAATAAAATTCGTTTTCATCTAAGTATTCTTTTATCATTACGCACCAACCTTTACTGCTAAATAACGATAAGTATCTTTGAAAGTATTTATTGCTCTTACCTGAACGCGATAAGTATCGCAATCCGCATACCAAACCTTATCGGTTTTTTCTGCGTCAATTATTTCGCCCTTTACTGAGCGAGAGTAATACATTTTCCCAATAAGTAGGGACTCTACGGAATAGACATTTGCTGACATTAGTTGTCACCTTTCGTTGTTGTTGATTTGGTAATTGTAGCAGAGAGGACTGACAAAGCCTCTGATTTGCTTGCCTTGCGTGTCGCCTCTACATAGGCGCGGTATTCGTCTAGGTTCATTTCTGACCTTCTTTCGTTGTTGTTATAGTAGACATTATACACGAGGGCACTGACATTATCCAATCCTAGGGGTATTCATCTCATTATGTGGAGCGTGGGCTATGTGATAAATCTCACACGCACTATGTGATAAATCTCACAAAATTCCAGGGGCTCTATAACAATGTCGTAACGACACGCCCGACCCCGTGCCTTTGCGGGCCAGCTTGACATTGTCAAGCCGACACGCCGTTATTCTTCTTCTAATTCTGCTAAATAGTCTTCGTGTTCTACTAAGCCAATAGCAAACGCAACAGGATCACAGCACTCTAGTATTTCGGCGGGTGTGAATGTAGAGTAACCGATTTTTACAGTAGGATAAACATCATTTAGTAAATCTATAAAACTTTCTTTTATCTCTAAGTCTTTCTCTAATTGTGATTTACTCATTTAGTCCCCCATTTTTTATGTCTTTGATTACGGCAATTAGTAGCGGAATAGTAACGCCCGCTAGTAGTAATTGGACGGCGGTAGTTAGTAGGCGATTAGTAGTCATTTACGATTACCCCATTTCTTATAAGCCTTATACGCTACTACCGCTAGGGTAGTAAGAATGATAGTGTGCCAAGGTAGATAGATAGCCCCTAAGAAACTATCTAACTCTAATCCGTAGTCGTTTAGTTCTAATAGTATTCCGCTTATTGTCATTATTAGTTCTCCCAAGTTAGTGTGAATAGTTTTGCTAGTTCCTCATCATCAACATCATCAAAATCATCAACGGGAGGTTGTTCCTCATCTACCTCATCAAGGTAGGCGTATGCGTCTGCGACATCTGATTGGATAGAGGCGTATTTATCTATTGAGTTAGTCTGATAAGAGTATGCGTATGACATTAGTTTTGTTCCACCTTTCGCATATGTGCTACGACATTTTTAGAAACCTTTTGTAGGTCGCTTACTACCTTTAGCATTTCATCTGCGCTAGTAGCGGTAAAGAAACCGAGGAATTGTGCCCCGTCCCATAGTGAGTATGTGATTGTCATTTATTTTCTATCCTTTGTTAGTAGTTATAGTGGAATTGTAGCCTAGTGGGCTGACATTATCAAGACGACACGCCGTAGCGTGTGCCTTATGCGGTGTGAGATACCTCACACACGCACTCTATGCAATAGCAAGCCTTGCTAGAGAGTAGGTCACGCAATAACGCCTTGCGTGTGTAGGCATTGAGTCCATATGAGGACTTTACTCCACCATTGTGGAAATCGTGCACGATTGTGCTATATAGTGTTTCTGTAAGTTGAGTCATTTTGACTCCTTTCGTTTGTTTTTCTTTATACCTTTATCATAGCAGGGGGGACTGACATTTAGAGGTGTTTCTCGGGCGTGTCGGAAATAAATCTTAGAAAACCCCTGTGATATGCGCCACAATCACGCTCAATATGTGCGGTCTATCCAAAATGTCCGATTTTTTCTGTGGTGTGTATCATACATAATAAAAATATATTAACATTTTCTGAAATCTAAAAAAGCGGGGAGATCAAAAAGCTTGACATAGAATTTACATTTAGTATACTTCCAATAGGGGGGTCGGGGGGTCAGCAAATCAATAAATAATAAATATTAAATATATAGACCTAAGACCTAAGATCAAGTGATACAACTAAAAAATATTTTAACATTATATAATATTACAGTCAACTAAGAATATGGTACAATAGATTTATGAAATGTGACTTTTGCGAAAACCCAAAGTATGTAGAGCGTATTAACTCTAAAGGCATACTTGAAAATTTTTGCACAAATTGCATTGAAAAATTAGTGGCGGGAAACCGAATACGCTAGTCCCTAGGGGATATAGCTTAATTTGGTTAAAGCACTTGTCTTATATGCAATAGATTCTGAGTTCAAATCTCAGTATCCCTACAATATAAAAGCAGTTGACTAGGATATATATGAAGAAGTTATGGTTAGCAATAAGCACAATTGCGATAGCAATTCTTTCTGGGTCTTTGCTTGCTAAATTTACAAAATGGGCGGGACAAGAAGAAATCTTTGACTTTGACCTAAATGAAGATATAGATGAAGAACTCTCAGCTCTATAACTCAGTCATGATTTTTGCATGGATCCTTATGGGTCTATATGTAATAGGTTTAATATGGTAAATTCGGACAAAAGAGACCAATTAGCGAAATATCTGCTAGATTGTCGATACAGAGAATGTAATTATTACCAAGCTGACAGATTCATTGCAGAGTCTTCGCTAGAATGGTTCATAGAAGGCCTTAAGAGGCGATTAGAGACTTGTTTAAATGCCGAGTCAGGGTTATGTGACATATGGTACTTAGAATCCCATTCAGAGTGTTTATTATTAATTAATCTAATATACGAATATAGTGGAGATCCACTCTATGACGTTAAATTTTAAAATGGGTTCTTCTACCGCCGACGCACTTTTCGCACTATACCGTTAAATTTATTCGGATATAGTCTTGTATATAGTTACTACTGGATTGAAGTATATTTCTTCAACTTCTAGGTAATCTCTAAATGTGTAGTCAATATTGCTAACTAAAACAAAATAGCAGTCTTTCATTTTGTTACGATTAAAATTCATAAACTCATGCCATGCCGTAGCGCTAAATGGTCTAAATAGAAAAAATACAGTTGGTTCAATTTCTAAAACTGTTGTTCTAGCGTCGCTCACTTTCACTTTAACTGGCTTGCTTATTGCAATGTTTGTATTTTTTAGATTATCTTCAAGAATTTGACCTAAATCTGTATCTATTTCTATTGCAATATATTCTTTATATATATCATTGGTTGCTAGGGTATGTAGAATTACTCTTCCTTTGCCCGCTCCAATATCAACAAATGTATAATTGCCAATGTTTGGATCTTCTTTAAGATATTCGTTAGCTAAATCAATCCAGGCCAATGCAGTGTTCCGATATCCTTCTGATTCTGGATAAAGATCACTATTGTCTATATACCAAGGTTTAAAGTCACCATAGGTTTTGTCTTTAGCTTCCGCAAGAGGGTGAGATGTTTCAACGTTGTATTTTTCGTCAAATTCATTAAATTTTAAACAGTCTTCTCTGTTTATTTTTTTTCTGTACTCAATATCTTCATTCATCGTTTTCTCCTCTTATAAGTCCAAACTTGGCAAGTATTTTCTTTACCTGTTTTTCAATTTTTCTTTCTAGCTGTCCTTCATGTGAATCTGTTTTATAATGATGGCTATTAAAGTATGGGCTGAACATAACTTTTTTAAAGTGGTCTCTTCCCATCAAAATTCAAATCCTATTTCTTCTGTATATCTAAAAACTTGATATCCTTCAGGAGATTCTTCTGGGTATTCTTCATCAGTCATTAATGGAATTTTATTGTATATTTTAGATGCACTTGCCTCAGCTTCATTTTCTAAGCTAACCTTAGCCCATTCTTCTGCACCATAAATTTTTTCATTTTCAAGCCACTCTGGAGATCCCTCGTACCAGCAAGAAAAAAATGTTCTGGCTAAATACTTGCTATTATCTGTAATAGGTCTTACTCCATGGAAGTATGGTGGTCCAGAGGGAAATACTGTAACGTCTCCCTTTTTAGGTTTATAAGTTATAAGCTTTTGAGATGCCTCATCAATGTAAGATATTTCTCCGCCCTCATAATCATCGTTTAAGTATATTGTAAATGTTAATATCTGCTTGTACCCACGAGATTGGGATGTTTCTTCTTTAAGATCAGTGTGATAATACAAAGCGTATTTTTTATCAGTATCAGTTTTATTATACTTTAATAAATCTATTTCACATAACTCAAGATTTTCAAAAGACTTTACATGTTTCCAAGTGCCAACTGTTGACCACATATTAAGATAATCTTCTAATAAAGTTCTTACTAGTTTTATTAGTACTTGGTTAACATATTGCTGTTTCTCTATAAGAGAGCCATCTTCTTTCCCATGCAACTCGCCATTAGTTTTAATTTTTGAAAAAAACCCATTGCTCCATCCGCTATTTTCTCCCCATGTACCCCAAGGTTCAATAATTAAATTTGGATCATCCAGGGACTCAGAATTTTTTATTATTTCAAATAAATTATCTACTTCTGTAAGAGCGTCACGGTATACCATGACTTTTGGCATAATTTCTTTTTTAGTATACAAAATTGTCTCTCCCGTCGCCGCACTTTACTTTATTGTAAAAATGCTTTTGATAGTTCTTCCCCAACAAGACCTGAATCTTTCATTTCTTTAAGTTTTTCTGGGGTGAATCTTGGATTACCCTTTAAAGGAAGCATCCATTCTCTTATTCTTTCAGGACTCTTATCACCAATTTGAGCAATATATTCTGGGGATCCATAATTATAAAATGTTTCTGGGTTGTCTTCGGCTTTCAGTACAAAGTTTGAAAAAGCGTATCTTACTCCAGATTCAACTTCTCTTACTCCGTGGCTATATGGTTCAAAAGCACTATGAAGAACAACGTCTCCCTTTTGAGGGTAGTATTCAAAAACTTCTGGTACTCTGTCTCCTTGCATAACAGTTCCGTCTGCGTTTATGTTTGGATAAAAAAGCGCTCCGCCAGTAAAGTCTCCAAGATATCCAACTAAACCAAAATCAATTGAGCAACAGGTTGTCCATACGTCATCTTGAGATAACATGTGATCGCATCCCTTGCCAGGACTATCGGAATGAACAAACATTCCGTTATCGCCAGGTCGGACAGCAAGTAAATTCTGTGAAGGGTGTATAACATATTCTGGCCCAAGTATTTCGCTAATAAATTCCCACAACTCATGAAGTCTTGTTGGGACTGGGGCCAACTTGTTTGCATACCAAGGAACTAAAGTGTCTTCGTATTTAAATTCTGATTTATCGTGTTCTGCAAGCTCTTTCTCAATGTCAGCAATTATGTCTGCTGGAAGAATATTCTTAAATAAAAATATTCCGCTATTTGTTCCGTATTCGTCTACGTGAGAAGATAAAACTATACAATCTGGTCTGTCATAAAACATTTGAATCCCCCTTGGATTTATATATTGCTATAATTATAGCACGGCCCTAAATCCAAGGCCCTAATTTTGAAGGGTACCAGATGAAGTATAACAGGTTTTTCAATTTACATATCCCCAAAACTGGTGGAACCTATTTTAGAGAAAATATACTAAAACCAATGGAGCCATATTTAAATCAAAACGGAATAGCAACAGACACTAGAGGTGAGGGCGGAGAAGGAACTTTTGCACGTACAAATACATTCCACTGGTGCTGGTACGAGCCATATGTACAAGACGACTCTTATATATTTACATCTTTTAGAGACCCAGCAGAAAGACTAGTAAGCAATTATGCATGGAAGGCACTTAGGGCGATATCATATGGCTTATCTCCATATAAAGAAGAAGATATAACTGTAGAAAATTTTTACAAATGGCTAGATAAGCACAGAGACGTTTATACTGACTTTCAATCAAAAAACCTAGTCTATTACAACCCAGACGATTCAATTTATGTAGAAGCAGTTCATAAAGGCTGGGAAAAAGATGATATCCCAAGAATTAATTCATTCTTATATAATAAACATTTTGCAGATTACCCTTTAAATAAAGAAGAAGTTTTTTCAAATATTAAAAGAGTAAATCTATTTGTAAAAGACACAACGCTTTTAAAAGAAGACCAGCAGATAAAATTAAGAGATAAGATTATAAATGATCTTGGTTTGCCACCGACAAATATATTAATAACTAATAAAGTTTATGGAAATTATAATCCAATATCAAAAGAGCTTTTTAAAAAATTTACAGAAAAACAAATAGAAGAAATCTATCAGTCAAACCCTCTGGACTCAGAGATATGGTTTACAAGTAATTTATTTTACAAGGAATAGTCAAAACCCAGTCAGAGGCGGATCCGACTGGGTAGTGACGTGTCTTAAAGACACTACTGGGAGTAGTTATACTCTACCAGATTTAAAGTATAAAATACTTTAAATTATAAGTCAATCGTTTTTGATATAATTTTCTTCAACTAGTGCATCATATACCGCCTCTAGCATCCAAAATATCGTTCCGTTCATTTCCTTCATTTGCGCTGCCACTTCAATTTCTGACAATCCGCTTTGTGCTGCTAAATAGGCATTTTTTTCTTGAAATACGTTTGTCATTAAACGTACAGTAATATTTTTTTGACTAAAGCTCATTTTCTTCTCCTGGAGTAAAAGCTGGGGCAGGCCCCAATAAATATCCTTGCTCGTGATAAGCAATCATCCTGCTAACTTCTTCTTGACCCACAGATCCTTTTGCTATTAGGCTAAGCATGTCATATATTCTATGAAGCATGATGTAATTTACCATTGGCAAATTATCTTCTAAATCATTTGAAGTTTGATTATTCAGGTCTTCCTGCATCTTCCCACCAAATTTCTCTACCCATTGCGTCTGTCACTTGAATTGGAGCAGACTCAGTTTCTAATTTACAAATACATTCTTCTTTACACATTTTTATCCACCTGAGCAACTATATTCTGATAAGTTGCTAGCCCTAATGCTTTTTTATACTCACAAGATAGGCAATATAAGTATACCTCATCTGAAATAGTCTGATTACAGAAAAGAATGGATTGGTCTACTGGGCATAAAAGCTTTTCAACCAATCCTTCTTCTGACATGGAGATGTAGGTTGATACGTATTGTATCCTCATCCCATCTCCTTTACTTTGTCGGAAATTTTAATAAAAATTCCTTAGCTCTTGGGGTCATCCCCTTCCAAGCTGACCAATCAATACCGCCATTGGTCATATAGTACGTTATCTCTGCGTTTGTTACTGGGTCGAATAACTCTTTGTTACTCTGTAGATCAAATTTCTCAAGTCTTGTAGGACCAAGATTTCCAATCATATTTATTTGAAATAGTCCGTAAGAACTATCCCCTGTATTCTTATTCCCGTTATATGCAAGCGGTCTTCCATTAGATTCACGCTTTGCTATGGACCAAGCTTGTTTAAGGCCTACTCCTTCGAATCCTACAGTCTCAAGTAATACTTTTAACTCTTCGTCTGTAAGCATTTCAGATGGCTTGTAAATTTCTTTACTAAAGCTGTCTAAAACTTCTTGCTTTAATTGGGCTTCAGTTTTCACTAAAGGTGCTACTACAGTTAAAGCGTTTGCTGAGTTACCAAACAAAAATAACACTGTTACTGCTATTATTGTCCAGTCACGAACTAAATCGCTAAACTGTTGCTTTATATTCTCCATTGGCATTTCCTCCTATAGAGATAACGAACTCTAAGAGTATCATTAAATACAAAGATCTGTCAAGTTAGTTGACCAAAACACTATCTCACATAATGATATTTTTAAAAATATTTTTAACCCCTAGACCATTAAATAAAAGTTTGATACACTAGGACTTCACTTAAAATTAGCACCGCAAGGCGGAGAAAAGGTCGTATAGTAAATGTCAAAAACTATTGAAAATCCTTATGAAAACTTTATTGCTTTATCTAGATATGCAAAATGGGTAGAGGCAGAAGGTCGTAGAGAAACTTGGGGAGAAACAGTAGATAGATATTTTACATTTATGACTAATCATTTAAAGACAAACCACAATTATATTCCAAATGAAAAGCTTGTTGCGGAATTAAAAGAGTTTGTATTTGAACGAAATGTAATGCCATCTATGAGATCAGTAATGACTTCTGGAGCCGCATTAGAAAGAGACAATGTTGCTGGATACAACTGTGCATTCCTACCAGTTGATTCTCCAAGATCATTTGACGAAACCATGTATGTTCTTATGTGTGGTACAGGAGTAGGATTCTCTGTTGAGTATAAGTATATTAATAAACTTCCTGCCGTTCCAGAATCATTAGAAAAATCAACTACTGTTATTACAGTAGAAGACTCAAAGCAGGGCTGGGCAAAAGCATACCGTGAACTATTAGCACTACTTTGGTCTGGACAAATTCCAGCAATTGATGTTTCTAAAGTAAGACCTGCAGGTGCAAGACTTAAGACAATGGGTGGAAGATCATCAGGGCCACAACCACTTGTTAACCTTTTTGACTTTACAATTGCAAAATTTAAAAATGCTACAGGAAGAAACCTTAAGCCAATTGAATGCCACGACATTATGTGCAAGATTGGAGAGGTAGTTGTTGTTGGCGGCGTTCGTCGTTCAGCAATGATTTCACTTTCAAATATTAATGACATTGAAATGGCTCAAGCTAAGTCAGGCAACTGGTGGGAAGCAAGTCCACAACGTGCTTTATCTAATAACTCTGTTGCGTATTCACGCAAGCCAGAAATGGAGCAGTTTATTGCAGAATGGAAATCTTTATATGATTCAAAGTCGGGAGAACGAGGCATATACAATGTGGCCGCAGCTCAAGCCCAAGCATCTAAGTATGGAAGAAGAGATCCCAATATACACTATGGAACTAACCCCTGCTCAGAGATTATTTTACGTCCTTACCAGTTTTGTAATCTTTCAGAAGTCGTATTGCGTGAAAAGGACACAAAGAAAGATATTCAACGTAAAGTTGAGCTTGCAACAATTCTTGGAACTTGGCAGTCAACGCTTACAGACTTTAAATACCTACGTAAAATTTGGAAAGACAACACAGAAGAAGAGCGTTTACTAGGAGTTTCTCTAACAGGACAATTTGGGCACAAATTTATGTCAGGAAAAGAAGATCTTGTTTCCTTAGAAGCATTTTTAATGACCCTAAGAGAATTAGCAAGAGCGCAAAATAAAGAAGAGGCTAAAAAAATTGGTATTCCAGAATCATCAGCTATTACGTGCGTGAAGCCATCAGGAACAGTATCTCAATTAGTTGGGGTATCTTCAGGAATGCATGCTTGGCACTCTCCATACTACATTCGTACAGTGCGAGGCTCAAAAGGAGATCCTATCTCTACATTTTTGAAGGAAGTTGGAATTCCAGTAGAAGATGATGTAATGAAGCCAAATGATACATACGTATTTTCATTTCCAATAAAAGCACCAGAAGGTGCAATAGTTAGAAATGACTTAACAGCAATTGACCACCTAAACATTTGGCTTGTTTACCAACGTGCATGGTGTGAACATAAGCCCTCCATTACCGTATCTGTTAAAGAGGATGAATGGATGGAAGTTGGGGCTTGGGTGTATAAGAATTTTGATGATGTGTCTGGAATTTCATTCCTCCCTCATTCAGAGCATACATATAAGCAAGCCCCATATCAAGAAGTATCTAAAGAAGAGTATGAGGCGCTTGTTCAAAAAATGCCTAAAAATATTCGATGGGAAGATCTATCATTTTATGAGACAGAGGATGGAACTTCACCTTCTGCTACCCTTGCTTGCAGCTCAGATGGCAATTGCGAGCTTGTAGATATTTCAGCATAGTGGTAGAATTATAGTATTCGGCTAAAGCCGAAAATTCCAGGGGCAAATTGCCCAACAAGGAGATAATAAAATGGCTAAATTTGCAAAAGCAGATTTAAACAAAGATGGAAAGGTAACTATGCAAGAACAGATCCTAGCAGCACTAGCAAGCTACGGAAGAGCATTTCTTTCAGCAGCGCTAGCTCTATATATGACAGGCAATACGAATCCTAGAGATTTATTGCTTGGCGGAGTTGCAGCAGTCGCACCCGTAATTTTAAAGGCATTAAATCCAAATGATAAGAGTTTTGGATTCGTCAACAAAGCCTAACTTATAGTTGATTGGGAACGTCCTTATGCTAAAATTGGCATAAGGGCTTTTCTAATTTAGGGGTAAATGTGGCAGCGCAAAAGAATTTTGAAGTTGATCAAAATACAACGTTTACGTTTGAGGTTCAATACCTAGACGAAGATCAAACACCTATTCAACTTCATAATCATATGGCAAAACTTCAAGTTAGAGATACTCAAGGCGGAAAAAAGCTAGCTTTTACATTAACAGAGCAAGATGGATTAACTATAAGTCCAGTAGAAGGCAAAATACAAATATCGATATCTGCAGACAGAACAAACAAAATGTTTTTTCCAAAATCTGCATATGACCTTGTTCTAATTGACCCTAGTGTTAATAAGACAAGATTATTAGAAGGATATATGACATTAAATAGGTCGGTAACAGTATAATGGCAACAAGATTAATAGTCACAGAAAACAACCCACTTGTTGTAGTAAGATCTACTGGAGCGCCTGGAAGAACAATAATAAGTGGAGGCGGAAACCCAGATGCAACGCTGGGAGTCCCAGGAGACTTTTATTTTGACACAAACACAACAAGGTTTTGGGGCCCAAAAGCTTCAACAAATACCTGGAATATAAACAACAGCTTTATCTTGGATAAACAAATTTCTTTGACATATCCATGGGAAATGGCACAAATAACTGGACCAGTTGCAGGAATGTATTCGGTTCGGATAAATCATAACCTTGGGTTCAACCCAAATGTAACCGTTAAGTCTAGCGCTGGAGACATATTAGAAACTGGAATAGACTATAATAGTATTAATCAAATAACACTGACTATGGCACAACCGTTTTCAGGGACAGCATATCTGTCATAAGGGAGAAAGAAAATGGCAAAAAAGTTTTTAGTTAGCATTGATCTCAATAAAAATGAG